ATTGAACAAGGCAGAGGATCTTGGCCTTATCGATGAGTTTATGATGATTGCATCAGCAGGCCTTGTGGTAGACCAGATAGACGGAAACAGCGTTGTAGAGTCTGTGTCTAACATCAACGTAGACACTAAGGAGGAGATGATTTCCTTGGTCACATACCTTATGGGAGCCTACAGCGAGGACGACGAAGCCGACGATACAACCAATATAGATTATTGGCTAAATTTGAACTAAATTAAAATGAAATGGAACTTATCAGAAAAATCATTGCGGGAACCGACCCACTGAAAGCCTTAGCCTACTATGTAGGCCAGAAGGCGGGGGACGGAGAGATCGACTCAATCGTTCTCGACGGGTCTCACCTCCACTACCACGGGGAGCGCAAGTACCTAATATACCTAAAGAAGGAAGACACACTTATGCTGTGGAAGACTATCGAGGGTATGCCAGTTATAGTAGAGTACGACTGTAACTTCTAGTTGTAACCGACTTACAACTTTTATTTATTTTAATTAAACATATGATACCATTGTACCACATATTAGTGCACATACCTAGCGCTGTAAACGACACCATCAAGGTGGGAGAGTCAGAGCTTTACCTCGACACTAAGTTCAACGAGTTCCAACACCGAACTATGAAGGCTAAGGTTGTAGGCATTCCCGCCAAGTTCAAGTCCGAGCTAGAGATAGGAGACTACGTATTCCACCACCACCACGTTGCACTCAACGACACCCAAGTCGTTGACCCTAAAGAGAAGATATACCGCGTCAACTACGACCCCTTCGGCGGTCAGGGCAATCAGGCATACCTCATCGAGAAGCCCGACGGTAGCCTTATAGCTGTTGCTGACTGGGTGTTCCTAGAGCCCTTTGATATCGATGCTGATAAAGAGAAGAGCTTCATAGAGATCATCACCCTCAAGGAACCAGAAAAGCGCTGGGGACGTATCGTTTACGGCAGCCAGTGGCTAGAGGAGGAAGGTCTCGCTGTTGGCGACGTGGTGTACTTCGCCAAGGACGCAGACTACGAGATGGACATCAATGGCCGCAAGCTGTGGCGTATGCAAATCCACCATTTGATATGTCAAAAGCTGTAAAGTTCACAACAGTTACTGCTGCTCGTAACCTCATCTCTGCGATGGAGGCTGCAATAAGCAATATGACCGAAGAGATACGTAAGCCGGTAGACCCCGATTTAACGGGGTCCGCTCGCAAGGCAGAGTTGCAAGCGATCAAGGATACAGCCCTAGCCTGCAAGGAGCTTATCGTAGAGAGGCAGAAGCTAGAGCAGCTTGTTGGCGACATCGAGGAGTCCGGATCCTTTGAAAAGGAGAAGGACTTCAAGGGAGGCTTCGCCGAGAGGATGGCAAGATAATGGCTGGCCTGAAGGTAATAGACAAGCAGGAGGTGATAAACATCTGTCCGAACAACTCGGACGGACCTATCATTGAGATAGAGTCCCTCAGCATTCAGTTACCAAAGCCGGAGAGTTTCCTCTTTATCGACCTACCTAAGGATCAGCAGATGTGGAAGCGTCAGGACATCCCTAGGGAGCTTGCGCAGATAAACTCTATGGACGACTGGTACGAGTCACCGCGTGAGTTCCAGCAGAAGTGGAGCCCCTACATCGAGCAGGAGTTCAAGAGACGCAAGGAGGGGCTGTGGTTTATGAACAACGGTGAGGAGACCTACATCACGGGTCATCACTATATGTTCCTTCAGTGGAGCTCCATAGACATCGGATACCCTACGTACTTAGACTTCCAGCGTAAGCTGTTTGTCCACCTCTCGGCCTGCGAATCAGACCCTCGGTGTCTTGGTCAGATATACACCAAGTGCAGGCGTTCTGGGTACACCAATATGAGTGCTGCTGTGCTTGTCGACGAGGGCAGTCAGGTGAAGGAGAAGCTGTTGGGTATTATGAGTAAGACAGGAACAGACGCCCAAGAGGCGGTGTTCGGTTCTAAGATCATCCCCATATTCAAGGGCTACCCATTCTTCTTTTCTCCAATCATTGACGGAACTACAAACCCGCGTATGGAGCTCGCCTTCCGCGAGCCCTCGAAGCGGATCACCAAGAAGAACAAGACGACCTCACGAGGTGAGGCTCTCGATACTATAATCAACTGGAAGAACACTACTAATAACGCATATGACGGAAGCAAGACCCATATGCTATTCCTAGATGAGGCTGGTAAGTGGCTGAATCCTAATGACATAAGAGAAGTGTGGAGAATCCATAGGACCTGTCTGCTCGTTGGACGTAGGGTGATTGGAAAGGCGATGGTGGGGTCCACGGTAAACCCGCTGGACAAGGGCGGCAGGGAGTTTAGGAATCTGTACTACGACTCCGACCCCAACGACCGAAACGAGAACGGAAGGACCAAGAGCGGACTTTATAAGATATTCATCCCGGCATACGATGCAATGGAGGGATTCTTCAGCCGGTACGGCCTTCCTATTGTTGAAGACCCAGAGGCTCCAATGCTTACCGAAGACGGAACCATAACCGAAATTGGTGCTAGGACGTTCTTAAAGAACGAGAGGAAGGGCCAGCAGAACAACAGCTACGAGCTCAACGAAATCATACGTCAGTTCCCCTTCACTGAGGACGAGGCGTTCCGCGACTCGACCAAGAGTTCTCTGTTCAACATCCAGAAGATATACGAGCAGATACAGCACAACGAGGAGCTGTACCCCAACCCTGTGGTCATCGGTAACTTCCAATGGAAAGACGGTAAGATGGACAGTGAGGTGATCTTCGCCCCCGACCCTAATGGGCGGTGGCGTGTGGCTTGGCTGGCACCTGCTGATATTCGAAATAAACGGAAGATTGAGAACAATAAAGCTGTTGCCCCCAACGGAGCATTCGGGGTTATGGGTGTTGACTCCTACGACCTTGACACCACCCTTGACTACAGGTCCTCAAAGGGTGCCTGCCACGTGTATAATAAGTTCTCGATGGAGCATCCCTCTAATATGTTTGTCGCGGAGTACGCCTCACGGCCTCCGCTTGCTAAGATATTCTACGAGGACATCCTTATGGCTGCGGTATTCTACGGGTACCCTGTGCTGATAGAGAACAACAAGTACGGCATCGCTAGGTACTTTGAGTCAAGGGGCTACGACGAGTACCTTATGAACCGCCCTGCGCATCTAGCGTCTACCTCTTCAAAGATGAACGTAAAGACAAAGGGGATACCTTCCAACAGCCAAGATGTCATTCAGGCTCACGCTCAGGCTATTGAGTCCTACATCCACGACCACGTAGGCCTCCACAACGAGAGTGGTAAGTTCGGAAGGATGTATCTAAACAGGACACTTGAGGACTGGATAAACTTTAAGATAGACGACAGGACAAAGTTTGACTTAACAATCAGCTCAGGGCTGGCACTTCTTGCCGCCCAGAAGCAGGTTAAAGAAGTCAAAAAGACAAACTTCAACGAGCGTGTTTTCTTCCGCAAGGGTAAGGAAATTAGGCGATAAGTTAAGTTCGTACCTTTGTCCATAAACTCCGATAAATGGATCAATACTCTTCAAAAGATAACTCATACGACTCTACGTTTCCAGACCCTTTTGCTTCTCACGAGACAAAGGTTGGAAAGAGGTACGGTCTTCAGTACGCAAAGGCTGTATATGGCCAGTGGGGAAGCGCCCAGTACGAGGGCTCTCTGTACAGCAAAAGATTCCGTGAATTTGAAGTATCTAGGGACTACGCCAACGGAACGCAAGATACATCCATCTACAAGCAGATACTTACCTCTCTTGACCCGAACAACGGTGATGGGTCTCTGGTGAACCTAGACTGGACACCAGTTCCTATCGTTCCCAAGTTTGTAAAGATTGTAGTCAACAAGATTCTCTCTTCCAAGTTTTACCCAAACATTGAAGCTGTTGATCCTTTGTCGCGCAGTGAGAAGGACTACGAGAAAAATAAGATGAAGATATTCATCGAGAACAAGGATATCCTAAAGGAGGCGAAGGACTCAGGACTTCGCACCGAGGTAGACCCCGATTCTCTTCCCGATACCGCTGAGGAGACCGAAATTTTCCTTGAGACTAACATCAAGACCGCTGCGGAGATTGCTGCCCAGATTGGCATCAACCTAACGCTCAGCTGGAATGACTTCGACGAGCGCATTTTTAGGCGCAATGTCGAAGACCTCGTCACCTGCGGTATTGCCGTCACCAAGCGTAGCAATGACCCCAACTACGGAATCGTTGAGGACTATGTAGACCCAGCATTCTTTATCCACAGCTTTACCTCTGACCCCAACTTTACGGATATAACCTACGCAGGCCACGTAAAGCGTATGAGCATCTCAGAGCTCAAGCGTATCGCAGGAGACCAGTTCACCGAGGACGAGTACGAGAAGATGGCAAGGACGGTTATGAACCGCTTTGGTAATGACTCTAGCCGACTGATGGGATCTGGGTACGACCCGGGTATGGAGCGCTACTACTACGGCTACGACGAGTACACCATTGAAGTCCTTGACTTTGAGTTCGTTAGCGTTGATAACATCATCTTCGAGAAGAAAGAGTCTCGCTTTGGAAACGTTGGCTTCTACTACAAGGGACACAAGTACACCGCGCCCCAGCAGAGTGTGTATGACCGCGAAGCTGTCTATATGCAGAACCAGACGCTGTACGGTGGCAAGTACATCTTGGGAACGGACTACATCTTCGACTACGGTCTGAAGAAGAACATTCCTAAAAATGTTCACGACATCACCCGCACCCGGATGAGCTATAGCATTGTGGCCACCAACATCCGCAAGTCTATCCCTAAGTCTATGGTAAGCGGTATCATCGGCTTTGCCGACCAGCTTCAGATCACCCACCTAAAGCTCCAGCAGTCTATCGCTAAGGCTAAGCCTGATGGACTGATCATCGACATTGAGGGACTTGAGAACGTACAGCTAGGACGTGGCGGGGAGCTACAGCCTTTAGACCTTCAAGACATCTACGAACAGACGGGCATCTTCTACTACCGTAGTAAGAACCCCGATGGAAGCTTCCAGAACCCACCGATCCGTCCTCTTGAGAACGGCATCAGAAACATCAACGAGCTCATCACCATCTACAACCACGCGCTGCGTATGATTCGTGATGCTACGGGCATCAACGAGGTTATGGATGGCACTAGTCCTAAG